CGAAGTCCAGAACGCCTACGAGCGCGCCCGTCTCGGCATCGATATCGCCGGGTTCGACGTGTACAAGAACGACCAGACCGTTCGCCTCACGGCAGCGGCCGGCGTGACTGTCACCGTCAACGGTGCCGGCCAGTACTACACCCCGAAGGCGACCTCGACGGCGGCGACCGGCGAGATCAGCAACGTCGACAACCGTTACCAGAACCTGGCGATCACCGTCACTTCCGGCGCTGTCAAGGTCGGAGACTGCTTCACCATTGCTGGCGTCAACAGCGTCAACATGATCTCGAAGCAGGACACGGGGCAGCTGAAGACCTTCCGCGTTGTCGGTATCGTCTCCGGCGCCGGTGGCACGGGCACGATCCAGATCAGCCCGCCCATCATCTCGAATGGCGGCGGAACGGCTCCGGAGAAGGAGTTCCAGAATGTCACCGCGACCCCGGCATCGGGCGCGGCGATCGTCTGGCTCAACACGACCACGGCGGACACGAACCCCTTCTTCAAGAAGGAGTCGCTGATCCTGCTTCCGGGCAGCTTCGCAGTCGATCCCGAGGACGGTTGGAACGTCATGCGAGCGACGACCGAAAGCGGCATCGGCATTACCTACGCGCGTCAGGGTCAGATCAACGATCTGGGCATCAAGGCCCGTTGGGATATCGACTTCGGGACGTGTCTCGCCAATCCCGAAATGGCCGGGCTTCAGCTCTTCGGCCAGGCGTAACGAACGCGGCGGGCGGCTCTTCGGGGTCGCCCGCTTCGTCTGAGTAAGCGGAGAATTTGATGGAAACCGACTATCCGAAAATGCTTTATCGCGACGGCAGCGAGATCGAGTTCGAAGGCCGCGGTCTCGACACGATCACCGTCGAGGACGCAGACGTCGAAGCCGCCGCGAAGAAGGAAGGCTTTGCCGACCTCGCGACAGTCATGAAGCCGAAGAAGGCGAAGGCCGAATAACGGCCCGAAGTGTTCAAACGCGGGCGCTCTGACCGCTCCGTATAGTCGGCGGCATGACGATCACCGTTCCCCTCGCAGGTGGCCCATACAAGCGCCAGATCGTCGAGATGGCCTATTCCAAGTGCGCGCTCGCCGGATACGAATTCGGCCGCACTCCCGAAGAGGTCAACGACGCGCTTTCCGAATTGAACGCGATGATGCTCGAATGGCCGTTTTCCATGCTCGGTTATGCCCAGCCCACCTATGGCGTTGGCGACGGCGAGGAGCAGTCCGGAATCCCGCCCGAGACACAGGCGGCAGTCGCGACCCAGCTTGCGCTCAGGCTGGCCCCGAACATGGGCAAGACGCTTTCCCCGGAAGCGCAGGCCAGCGTCTCGCGCAGCCTTGCCCTGCTCCACGCTCACCCGCTGGTCGTCAGCATCCCGACGCAGCCCCTGCAGGCGCACACGCCGCGCGGGCTGGGAAGCCGTGGCGTTCTCAACGTGATCGACCCGTTCATCGAGGAGACGTTTGACGACGTGAATCCGACGAGCACGCCATGAGGATTTCGCTGGCGAGCGGGATCACGACGGACGAGACCGGCGAGTTCCGGACCAGCTATCCGCTCAACCTCGAAATCGTCCCAACCAACAACAAGATCGCAGAAGCCCAGTTCCGCGGAACCTCCGGAGCGATTCCATTCGCTACCGGACCGGGCGTGGATCGCGGCGGAATCGTCTGGGACGGTCTCATGTATCGTGTCATGGGGACCAAGCTTGTCAGCGTCGCGAGCGACGGGACTGTCACAACCATCGGCGATGTTGGCGGGTCGGGTCCGGTCAGCCTCGACTTCGGCTTCGATCGGCTGGCGATCCGGAGCGGGACCAATCTCTTCTATTACAGCCCGTCGCTGGGGCTCATTCAGGTCACGGATACCGATCTCGGCCCGGTCCTCGATATGCTGTGGATCGACGGCTATTTCATGACCACGGACGGGACGAGCATCATCGTCACGGAATTGAACGATCCGACGCAGATCAAGCCGCTCAAATACGGGTCCGCCGAAGAAGACCCGGACATGGTGACGGGACTGATCAAGCTCCGCGACGAAGCCTATGTGGTCGGCCTCTATACGATCCAGGTGTTCACCAACGTCGGCGGCAACGGCTTTCCGTTTCAGACGCAGAAAGGGGCCACCATCCCGATCGGTTGCGTCGGTGCCAATGCCAAGTGCCTGTTCGCGGATACCTTCGCGTTCGTCGGATCGACCCGGAACGAGGCCATCGGCGTCTATCTCGCCGGATCGGGAACGGCTGCGCGGGTCAGCACGCGGCTGATCGACGACGAACTCGCGAAGGTCGCAGACCCGTCGAAGATCGTCCTCGAAAACCGCATGTCGCGCGGTGAGCGGCGTCTGCTCGTCCATCTGCCGGACAAGACTCTGGTCTTCCTCACCAATGCGACCCGCGCGCTCGAACAGCCAATCTGGTACATCGCGCAATCCGGGAACGGCGATCCATATCGTCTTCGCAACGCCACTGTCGCCTATGGAAAGACGTTTGTCGGAGATACCGAGAGCGCCGCCATCGGCGAATTGAGCGACACGATCTTCTCGCAGTTCGGAGAGCCGGTCCAGTGGCAGTTCGACGCGGGTCCGCTCTACAATGACGGCAAGGGCGCAATCGTCAGTGCCGTTGAGTTGATCGGGCTTCCTGGACGGGCACCGGCAAGTGTCGAAGGGACGATGTTCCTGTCCATCACGCGCGACGGCGAGACGTTCAGCGCCGAACGGGTGCTCCCCATGGGAACGACCGGCCAGCGTTACCGGCGAATGCAGTGGCGGCCGCGCCTTAATCTCAGGACCTGGCTCGGCTTCCGGTTTCGCGGCTACAGCACGGCCATGCCCGCCTTCGCCGCGCTTGAGGTCACAGCGGAGCCGCTGGCGGCATGAACCTCCGCATTCCCCGCTATCTGCTGGAACGGCATTTCGCTGGCGACAAGCGCATGATCGCGCAGTTCGAGGAGATGAATAACGCGGTCGTCGATACGCAGGGCCAGACGGTGGCGAATGTTGCCGCGACCGAGTTGCTGCAGGATGCGACGGTGATTGTTCTTTCATCGAACGGGGCATTCACAAATGAGCGCGTCCTCAAGCTCGGCGACGGGCTGGAAGCGGTCGAGGACGGGACCTTTGTCACTGTCAGTCTGAAGGACGTGGCGCGTTCGCAGGACTATGGCGTAACCTTCATCGCTGAGGGGGATTCGCAGATCTTCGTGCCGCTCGCGGGCACGATGGTGACGTTCGAGCACGCGGGCGACAAGCTCGGCAATTACGCGAGTGACGCGGCCGCAGCTGCGGGCAACGTGCCCATCGGCGGACTGTACCACAACGCCGGAGCGGTGAGGGTGCGCCTCACCTAATTGTTCAAACGCGCCCCCAAGGCCGTTGCCCTAATCTTCGCTGCATGGGCCTGTTCTCATTGATTGGATCGTTCCTCGGCGGCAATTCCGAGAAAAAGGCGATCAACAAGGCGACCGACCAACAGGTCGCCGCGTTCAATCGCGGCATCGACGAACAGGCGCGGCAATTCGATACGACGCAGGCCAATTTCGCGCCATATCGGGAAATCGGCGGTAAGGGGCTATCCGGGCTTGGCGACCTTATCGGCGTCAACGGCGGCGCTCCCCAGCAGAGCGCGATCGATCAACTGCTCGCCAGCCCGTATTACCAATCACTCTACCGCAATGGCGAAGAGGCGCTTCTTCAGAACGCCAGCGCCACCGGCGGATTGCGCGGCGGCAATACGCAGCGAAGCCTTGCCGACTTCGGCGCGGACACGCTCAACCAGACGATCCAGCAGCAGCTCGCAAGCCTCGGCGGTCTTGCGGGCATGGGCATGGGCGCGACCGAGAGTGTCGCCAATTTCGGACAGAACAAGGCCAATGCGGTAACCCAGCTTCTCTCCAATATCGGCGGCGCTCAGGCCAGCGGCTCGCTCGCCAAGGGCGGCATCAACAACCAGATGTGGAACAACGCCGGAGGCTTCCTCGATAGCGTCGTCAGCGCTTTCATGCCCGGCGGCGGGGGAATGGGTGCCGCGTTGAAATCGGCCTTCTCCGGGGGCTTTTAATGGCGCTCGAAGATTTTGGCGCGCTTCTCCGCTCCGGAGCGGCCAGCGTCCCCGATTATGCAACGCAGGAAGCGCAGCGTCAGCTGATGATGCTGAAGAAGCAGGAGCTTGGCCTGCAGGCCGCTCAGTTCGCGCAAAAGCTCCAGCAAAAGCACGCGTTCGATACCGACGTTGCCGGAGTCCTCGCCGATCCCAACCCGACGAATATCTCCGCGCTGATGCTGAAGCACCCGGAGTTCGCCGATCAGGTCAAGGGCGCGTGGGATATCAAGGACAAGGCCGTCAGAGACGCCGATCTGACGCAGCTTAGCGAAATCTACTCCGCCGCGAACGCTGGCAAATGGGACATCGCGGCGCAGACCGCCCGCGCCCGTCTGGATGCGGACAAGGCGGCCGGTCACGCCGATGCTGGCGACGAGCAGATCGTCAACGCGCTCGAAAGCGGGACGCCGGAAGAACGCAAGGCCGCGCTCGGCATGATCGGGGTCAATCTCGCGGCCGCAACTGGAGCCGAGCATTTCGGGACGGTCTATAATGCGATGAAGCCGGACCTGATGGCCGTCGGGCCGGGCGTCGACGTGATCGACAAGAACAACCCGCAGGCGGGCAGCGTCTATTCTTCCCCCTACCGTCCGCAACTGTGGACCAATCCGACGACCGGCCAGACGTTCCAGCTCGTCCCGAACGGCTCTCCAGCGGCGAAACAGGGCGGCGCGCCTGCAGGTGCTCCAGCTGGCAGCGGCTTCGACAATGCAGTCGGATTCGTCCTCGGCCATGAAGGCGGCTACAACCCCTCGGACCGCAACGGCGCTCCGGTCAACTTCGGCATCAATCAGAAAGCCAATCCCGATGTCGATGTGAAGAACCTGACGGCGGATCAGGCGAAGCAGCTTTATCTCGACCGCTATTGGACGCCGAGCGGGGCCGCGAACCTGCCGCCCGCGATGCAGACACCCTACTTCGATACCTATGTTCTCAACCCCGAGAAGGCGAGGACCATTCTCAAGGCGTCTGGCGGCGATCCGATGAAGTTCATCCAGCTTCGCCGCATATGGCTGAAGACGCTGGAAAAGTCCGGCAAGTACGACAAGGCATGGACCGCAAGGACCGACGCTCTGGAGCAGCAATTGCATTCATCCGGTGGCGGCTATTACGGCAATACGGGAGCCGCGCCCACGCAGACGGCCACGGTCGGCGGAAAGACCTATTACAAGGTCAACGGCCAGTGGTTCGACAATCCGGAGGGCAAATAAGTGGCCGGCCCGATCACCAACCCGAACCTGATCCAGCAGCTTGAGCAGCAGTCGCAGCCACAGGTTCCACAGCCCGCGAACGACGGCGGAGCGCCGCAGGCTCCGGCGGGGATGTCGCTCGTTCCGATCAGCCAGCCCAACCCAAAGACCGCGCTGGAACAGCAAAACCTGCGAACCAATATCGACCAGGGCCAGACGTCAATCGCGAACACCAAGGTCGATAATATCCGCCAGATGCGCCAGGAATTCCAGAAGCAACCTGCAGTCCAGAATTTCCAGACCGTTCTCCCCCTAATCGCTGGCGCGGAAAAGGCCGAGCCGAATAAGGCTGGTGACCTCAATCTCGTTTACGCCTTCGGCAAGGTCATGGACCCCGGCTCCGTCGTTCGCGAAGGCGAGCAGGTCATGGCGACCAACGTCGGCAGTGTGTCCGACAAGGTTCAGGGCTATCTTGATGCCATCGCCGGTCAGGGGCAATTGACGCCGAAACAGCGCCTTGAGCTCGTGCAGGAAATGCGCCTGCGCCGCCGCGCGTTCAATGACCAGTATAGCCAGCTCCGCGATTACTATGCTGGTTTGGCCAAGAGCAACGGCTTCGATCCGAACGATATCGTGGGGCCGAATATTGCCGAGCCGTTCCGTGGCACCGAGAAGCAGTGGTACGACCGCGTAGGGCGTGCCCCCACGCAAGATCAGGCCGACGGCCCGGATCAGGTCAAGTTCAACGACAGTCGCGACGTCGCCACCATGCCGCCGAATGCGCCGGAGTGGCGCGCGACGTTCCAGCAGAAGCTCAACAGCGGCTCCGTCCAGCCAACGCCGGAAGCGATCCATCAGGCGGCCGCAGAGACGGACCAGCAGCTCGGAACCAATTATGCGGGCGGACTCGACCCAGACGAAGTCAAGGCGGCGGCGGCCGCAATGGCGAAGGGCGTGGCCCCGCAGGTGTTCACGCCGGAATATCCCAAGCCGGACATTTCCGATGTTCGCGGACATGGAACTGGCGACGATCAGGCGAACGCGGCCGCGCGCGGCGTCGGCGATGTCCTCACGTCCGGCCTTCTCGACAAGGCGCGGGCGGGAGTCGAGACGCTTCGCAACGGCGACAGCTACGGATCGAACCTCAACCGCGAATATGCGATCACCGATTACGACCAGGCCAACCATCCCTATGCGCGACTGACCGGCCAGATTCTCGGCGGGATGGCGATTCCTTTTGGCTATCGTGGGGTAGCAGAGAGGGCGACTGCGGAGTTCCTCGCCAATGCGCCCGCAGACATGGCCGTTGGCGAGCTTCGTCAGGCCGCTCGGCAAGCCGGGGCGAAGGCGG